CCTTGATCCGTTTGGCCATACCATCGATCAATCGTTGCGCGCCCAGGACCGGCTTTTTGATCCGCTCCCGCGTCACGTCGCAATCCGCGATCCCGGCCTTCACCTGTTCGCGGAAGTCGGTGGCGATACCGCAGATATGCTCATCCGCGATGCCGTCCCGCGTGGCCACCAGGAACCGCTCATAACGGTCGCACAGCTTTACCGCGTCCGCCCGATGCTTCGCGTACATGTCGTCGAGGTAATCGGTCAGGAGCGCGGGATCGAGATCGCGCGCCAGATCGAGCGGCGGCGGTTGGTTGTGGCCGAGCGCGATGTCGGCGGCGAGTTCGGCGGTTCGCATTGTGTTCCCTATCAAAATGTCGGGACGTTTCTGATGTTCACCCGCTCGCCCGGCTTCTCGGCGGGATGATCGCGCAAGCGGAAATACTCGGCGTCGGTGCATCGCTCACCATAGAGCCACACATCCTCGACCGGCGCCGACTGGTAGCCGATCTCGGCCTGCAGGATGCCCATGACGGACCAAATCCTTGCCGCGCACCAGGGACCGTTACGAACCACGCGAATCTTGAAGCGGCCCGGTTCCGGCGCGTCGATCCGGCGCGAGGGTTGCTTCTGATCAGCCATCGTCGTTGTCCTCGTATCGCATCGAGCAACCCAGGAAATATCCCAGGGCCAGAAACAGCAGATCGTCCGGCGCGCGATACCCAAAAGCAATCAGCAGCATGTCGAACGCCACGACCGCGACCGGCAACGCTGTCCATCTCATGCGGTCACCCATCGGCGCGGTCCTTCCGGTAATCCAACTTCAACCCCAGCGCCGCGAGGATACGCGGCCCCGGCGGCGCGCGTCCGTGCAGCACTTGGTGTGCGTAGGATGGGCTGAAACCGTGCTGCCGCGCGAACTCGCGCAGGGAGCCGGCGGCGTCGATCCGGTTTCGCAGCAGCGTCAGGAGCGCGTCTTTGTTCATAGCGGAGACGCTAAGCGTTTAACGAACGGCTGTCAACAGATTACTTTTCGGCATCTGCTTTTCGTCGCTCCCATTGTTCAGTGTAGGCTCCCAGGAAATATCCCATACCCATGCTGAACCATGCCGTTCCAACGATAATCGACTGGTCGAGATGCCAGACCGCGCCGATCAGGATCGCGGTAGCGCCAAGTGCCATGAACACGCCGCCAATTTTATGCGTCATGCCCCGTCCTCCGGTTCGCGCCACAGATCCACCTACCGCGCGAGGTCGGGGTCGCACGGCGGCACGGGGCGTTTCCACGCGACCACGTAAAGCCCGACGATTCCGCGTTTCCGCATCTCGTCCTCCGAGTAGGTTTCGTCCGATACCATCGGCGGTCCAACCTCGATCCGCATGTTCGGACGATAGCCGCACCATTCCGGGATGTCGGCCTTCGGGCTGGACGTGTTGGTAAACCAGCCGAGGTTGGTCGGTTCGTGTGCCTTCATGCCGCGGCCATATCATCGAACAGACTGGCGGCGTTGGCCTCGGCGTTCAGTAGATTTTTGACCGCGACATCGTAATAGGATCGCTTGAGTTCCACGCCAACAAAACGGCGTTTCTGCTTCAACGCGACATAACCCTCACTACCGATGCCCATGAATGGAGACAGAATCACATCACCTGGATTTGACCAAAGCAGAATGCACCGCTCTATCAGGTCCAATTGAAGTGGGCAGATATGCTTGTCGTCCGCGTTATCGCGAGCCTGCTGGACGTTGAGCGTGTTCGTTTGCCGGATATCCATCCAGACCGGAGATGCCCATTGTTGCCACTGCTCAACGGGGAACTTCGCCGCGTCCTGTCCCACTGGTTCGGTGTTCTCTCCTGGCGCACGGAACACAAGCACATAATCAGCCATGCCTTGCCGGCTCCTGGTGCTGTCTTTCTTCAGTTGCATATAGAGCAGTCCCAATGCCTTCGTGCGTGTCATCTCAACAACCGGATCTTTCCAAACTGTGACACGAGAATGCAGTATCCATCCCGCTTCTTCGTAAAGCCGGATCAGATGACCGGAAAAGTCCTTTATACCGATCATGCCGTCTTTCCATTTCGTGAACGGTAGATCGGAGCAATGCACGGCCGCCAGCCGCCCCGGCTTCATGATCCGCGTCTTTTCCGCCAGCATATGACGGTAGTGATCCGCGAACCCGTCGTCGGTCGCGTTGTTGCCGATGTCGCACTCCGAATCGGAATAGGTGAAAAGATTCATGAACGGTGGACTGAATACCGTGAATCCAACGCTACGATCTGGCAGTTGCCTAAGCACATCAACACAATCGCCTGAATACGCGACGAAGTTCTCGCCGTGCTTCTCATTCATGCAGCGCACGATACCAGCCATTTTGGTAGTCTCCCGTCAAAATCAGGTTCATATTTCACGCGGACCTTGGACCGCGCCTGTATGGCGCGACGGCTGGCCTCGATCATGGATTGTTTCATATCGGCGTGCGCCTCGGCCTTGCGATCAATCACGCGTCCGATTTGTGCTTCGCCTTCCGCGACGATCAGATGCACTTCGACGGGTCTGGACTGTCCAAACCGCCAGCACCGACGCACGGCCTGATACCACATCTCATAACTGAACGACCGACCAACGAATGCCATTCGGGCGCAGAACTGCATGTTCAGACCCGCGCCCATGATGCTTGGTTTGCTGATCATGACGCGTCGCTCGCCGTCCAGAAACGCGTTGATCGCGGCTTCTTTCTTTTCCGGCGTCATCGAACCCCTGACCTCGATCGCGTCCGGTATCAGCGCGCTAAGGCAATCGGCTTCCACGTCGGTATCGCAGAATACCATCCACGGCTCCGTGTCTTCCGTGTTCACGAGTTTGGCGACTTCAGCGGCTCGGCTTTGCGCGGTCTGCCTTTTCATGGAGTGCATGTTGGTCGCGGATATATCGCTGGCGAACAGCATCCCGTCCATCGGCTTGATTTCTCCAATGGCCTTATGCCGATGCACGTTCATGGGAGGCAGAATGAACCGCGAACCATCGAACCCAAGATCATCCGGCGATGATGCCATTACCGCCCATGACGAGACCCAATCCCAGAACGCCTGACGCGCGTGCCCCTTGAGCCGCCACGTTCCGGTGTTGTTGCTATCGTTGATGAACCACCTGATCAGCATGTCGGATTGCGGCATGATGCCGAGGAACTCGCTATGAGTGCCAAGCTCGACGTGATCATTTGGAGCTGGCGTCGCGGTGGCGCAGAGCCGAAATGGTGTATCCGCGAACGCATTGATTAGCGCGCGAGAGACTTTCCCCGTGAAGTTCTTGAGCACGGAACTCTCATCCAGGCACACACACCCGAACGCGGATGGCGTCAACTTGTCCAGACGATCATAATTACAGATGTTGATGCCCGGTCTGACCTCCGATTGATCCCTTACCACACGGCAATCATAACCAATGGCCAATCCTTCTTTCTCAAACTGGCGTGCGACGGCGAGCGGCGTCAAAACAAGGCCGACACCATTGGACGCGGCGATGGCCTGCTTGGAGAATTCCAGTTGGCATCGCGTTTTCGTCAGACCGGTATCGAGGAATAGTGCCGCCCGGCCTTGACGCAGACAGAATGCCGTGGCGTGCGCGGCGAAGTCGAACAGATGATCAGGCATCGGTCCCGGCTCAATCCCCACCGATTCGGCCCGTGGAGCTTTCGATGCCAGAAACGCGCGATATTCGTCGTTCATGCCGCTCTCTTTCGTGTGGGATATTCATCAAAAACGCGGCGTGCCGCTTCACTAAGCGAGACGCCCCATTTCACGGCAAGCGTCTCCAACATCAGGATTTGTGGTTCAGTCAGGGATATTGTAAGCCGAACGGCTTTCGGTTGTCGCATGTGACTCCCGATAGCATCACATTATCGCGGCGTCAACCCGCCTCCCGAACCGCTTCAGCCAGCACGTTCGGCACAGCACGACACACGCCACGCCAGCCTCAGTGGCCTTTTGTCGGCGCGTGAAAAGGTCGATGGCATCCAGCCGCACCGGCTCCAGGCCGGGCCGGATGGCGAACGGCGGGGCGCCGCACGGGCAGGCGGCGGTGGTGAGGGTGGGGTCAGGTGTCATCGGGCCATTGTGACCTTGCCAAGGCGGAACCCTGACTCGATGGCCTGGTCCCAGTCCACGCCAAGTGCCTCGCAGAACATCCGAACCGGCGCGCCAATGTCCTTGCTGGCGGTATCGAGCAGCGGGCCTTCTTCATGATCTATGCACCAGTATTCGTCTGGCGCCAGCGACGCGGCGGCAGCGGTGACCACCTGTTGATACAACCTGCGCCCAGCGGCGTCGGGATCACGCGGCATCGTTCGGCACCAGGCTCACGACGGGCGCCCGCGGCTTGCGTGGCCGCTTCCTGACCGCGCGCAGCCCCTTGCCGTCCTCGACCTCCATGGCGACGGTGCAGCCGTGCTCCTCGGCGCCGGTGCGCAGCAGTCCCAGCCATTCCCGCGTTCCATCGGGGACGGTGTGCAGGCCGAAATAGTCAAGCTCAAGCGGGAGGGTCAGGGTAATTGTGAGTTGCTTCATGGCGTGGCGCCCCCTCGTATCAGCAGATCGCGCAAACCGTCCTGGTCCTCGGGCGCGCACTCTGAAATGAACTGGCAAACCCCACATCGCTGCTCGGGGTTTGGGACCAGCGTGTGAACAGAGCACCCGCAGGCGACGCACTCGAACGTGACCCACGCATCTTCGCCAATCGCCGGGTCGAACAAGGTCATGTCTTCCCCGTTGTCATCACTGAAATCCCCACGACTGTTTCCTCGTGCCATCCCGCGTCGATGGCTCGCACGGCGTCCTGGGACGGCACCAGATCGCGCGGCATCGAGCGGCGGTATTTCCATGCCAGCCGGATGACGTGCCGCTTCTGCCGCTCCGTGATCCTGTCCAGTGGCATGATTGAGACTGACCGCGCGAACCGCTTGTCTGGATGAGCCGGCAAGAACGCGCATTGCCCTAATGCCTTCCTCATGCGGTCGAATGTGTCGCCATCAGTCGCAGTGATAAGTGGCGACTTCTCGCGGGTCACGGGCGTATCCAGTTCAATCCGGGCTTGTTCTTCCGTGCCCTTGGCCTGGACACGCGCATCGGCTTGGCCGCCTTCCGCACGCCGCCCATCGTGGGGACGATTGTGCTTTCAAATAATGTCCCCTGATTTGGATCAATGAAATCCTGGGTCTCCCACCCCGGCACCAATGACGCTGCCTGTCGCATGATCGAGCGATATCCCTTCGCGTCGATGACGATCAGTTTCACGTCAGGATAGTAAATCCGCATACGCTTGATCTTGGTCTTGCTACGGTCATCCATCCAGCCTTTGACTTCATGGAAGATCACGGCGCCGTTGTTTTCAGTCACACGGAAGTCAGGCAGGTAGCTTCTGGTGCCACGCCTGATTGTCTCGAACCAAAATGTCTTAGGCTCATGCTCCCATGATTTGATATCGCCTCTGGCCCGCAACCATTCCAGGTAACGGGCATAATTAGCTTCCCACATTGAGCGGTAATATGAACGCTCCCCGCCGATGGTTCTCCATTCGGATTTCCATGTGGTGCCTGTCCGTGGCGGCGCGGCGGTGCCATATTTCGCCACTTTGGTTTTAACCATCCTCAGTGCCTTGTCCGATCGTTCCTCTTCACTCTTACCAGCCCACGCGGCTTCACTCTTTTTTCCTATTAAGTCCTTAGACTTGTCAGAGTGATTGTGCCCCTGAAAGCCTTTGGGATGCTCGTTCAGAGCATGCCATTCCTTCATGCACTTTGATGTATTTTCCGCATTATATGGTCGTTTCCGCCAGTAGGTCGTTAAGCCGAGTTCATGGGCTTTTTTCGCCAGGAAGGACGGCCTGCGGCCCATCTCCTTCGCGAGTTCACGTCCTCGACCGGCATCGCAGGCATCTGAATATTCCGCGATAAGCCGTTGACGCTCGGCTTCTGTGAAATGTGGGTTTTTTCCGCCCGCGCCTTCTCCTGGTGCTCGGCGGGATAATCGTTTCCATCTGTCCGACATGGATGCCCGATGCCGGTTCATGAGAAGACCTATTGCCTTGAAGGACTTTCCCATACCCCGCAAGCGTCGCAGTTCAGCGTCTTCCTCAGCGGAGAAATCGCGACGTTTTGGATTGCTCATGCTGACCACGACAGCGGGCGGCCCGTCCCGCTCGGCCGGCAACTCGAATTGCACTGGCGCTTTCATGCTGGCGGGAATTTACGAAACTGCCACCACCAATCCGCGCCGCCGTTGAGATACTGGTGCTTGTGAATGTGGCGTTTCCACACGCGGCACAGCCAGACGGTTCCGGCGTCATAGGTAAACCGAGGGCGCCACGCGAACGACCTGATCCACGGTCCTTTTGGATCACCAAACATGGGCGTGTCGCACACACGCGGCGCCGGATCGTCAGTCATCCTGGCGTCTCACTCTCGACTGTCTTTTGGATCATCTTACGCAGTTCCCTCTCCGTCAGTGTCGGTTCGGGACCGGTGTATGAACTCAATCGTATCACGAGGTTCAACGCCTCCCGTAGCGCCTCGAACCGCGCCTCGCGGCGCACATCAGCCAGTTCCTTCGCTTGCTGTTCAGTGTCCATCCGCTGTCTCCTTGTCGATCAGTTCACGCAGCGCCGTTTCTGCTTGCGCCCTGGCTGTGTTGCCGCCGGCATGTATGGTCAGCACGGCGGCCAACGCCTCCCGCAGCGCCTCAAGCCGGGTCTCACGCTTCAATGCCTCGACGTAGTCCAACACCAGCACGAGGTCGGTGCCGCTGATGCGAGCGGAGATCTCAAGGGCGAGGCGTTCGAGGGGGGTCACGACGTTCCGTCCTCTTCCGTCAGCACTGA